CACCGAAATCAGCGTGATGGGGCGGATCGTGATCACGAACTATGACAGGCTCCACCTGTTTGATCCTGCTGATTTCGGTGCGGTTGTCTGCGATGAATCCAGCATCCTGAAATCGTTTAGCGGCTCCACCAGAAAGGCGATCACTCGCTTCATGGCCAAGATGCCGTACCGGCTGCTGTGCACGGCAACAGCTGCGCCGAATGATTACACCGAGCTGGGCAATTCATCTGAAGCGCTGGGTGAACTGAGCTACAGCGACATGCTGCGCCGGTTCTTTGCACAGCTGGATGACAAGGGCCAGAAACGCGAAGAGCGCCTGCAAGAGTCAGCCGAAGCGATGATCAACGCCAACGCCAACTACTACAAAAAGCTGGCCTTCAGGGTGTCGCAGACTATCGGCCAGTGGCGCCTTAAGCATCACGCCCGCGAGCATTTCTGGCGCTGGGTGGCAAGCTGGGCCAGAGCCTGTCGAATGCCATCTGATCTGGGCTTCGGCAACGATAGCTTCATTCTGCCGCCGCTGGTCGAGCGCGATCACATCATTGCCCCGGTTACCCCGCCAGAGGGAATGCTGTTCTCAATGCCCGCCTTTGGCCTGGCGGAAGAACGGGAAGAGCGCAAGCGCACCATGCAGGAGCGCTGCGAGTTTGCGGCTCAGCTGGTGGAGCACGATCGCCCTGCCGTGATCTGGTGCCACACCAACGCGGAGGGGGACCTGCTAGAGCAGCTGATCCCCGATGCTGCCCAGGTTGCCGGCCGCACTCCAGACGATCGGAAGGTGGAGCTCTATGAGGCCTTCGCCGATGGCCGTCAGCGGGTGCTGGTGATAAAGCCCAAGATCGGCGCCTGGGGGCTGAACTGGCAGCATTGCGCCCACGTGGTGACGTTCGCCAGTCACAGCTATGAGCAGTACTACCAATCAGTTCGCCGCTGCTGGCGCTTTGGCCAGCAGAGCACGGTCCACCTTGACGTGATCGCCACCGAGGGCGAGGCCAGAGTGCTGGCCAACATGCGCGGCAAGGCTGAGCGAGCGTCCGCCATGTTTGAGGAACTGGTGGCGCAGATGAACAACGCCACCACGATCAAGCGCACCAATCTCTACACCACTACACCGAGGCTCCCGCAATGGCTGTAAAGGATCAGCTTATCACAGACAACTACGCCATCTACAACGGCGACTGCATTGAAGTGATGCAAGGCCTGCCGGATGAATCGGTACACCTCACCGTCTACTCTCCGCCCTTTGCCGGGCTGTATCAGTACAGCAGCGACGATCGGGACATGTCCAACTGCCTGAACTATGACGAGTTCTTCGCTCATTACGGATTCTGCATTGACGAAGTCTCCCGGATCACAATGCCGGGCAGGATCTCAGCGGTTCACTGCATGGACATTCCGCTGAGCAATGCCGGATGCGATGCCATGTTTGATCTGCCTGGCCGGATCATCCGCGAGCACGAGGCCCGAGGGTTCGCCTATGGCGGCCGGCGGGTGATATGGAAGGAGCCGCTGCTGGTACGCAACCGCACCATGATGAAGAGCCTGCACCATAAGACTCTGTGCGAGGACTCCACGCGCAACAGCATCGCTAACGCTGACTACCTGCTGATGTTCCGCCGCAAGGGCGAGAATCCGGTTCCGGTGACTCACGAAATAGGCCTGCTGCACTACAGCGGCGAGCGCACTGTGCCAGCCGATCTGAACGGGTACAGAGGTATGAAGGGAGATCAGAAAAAGAATCAGTACAGCCAATGGATTTGGCGGCAGTACGCCTCCAGCGTTTGGGATGACATCAGGATTGACAACGTGCTGCAGTTCCGCAGCGCTAGGGATGGCGAAGACGAGAAGCACGTGCACCCGCTTCAGCTGGACGTGATTGACCGAGCCGTGGTGATGTGGAGCAACCCCGGCGAGACCGTGCTGACCCCCTTTATGGGCGTCGGCAGCGAGGTCTACGGGGCGGTGCAAGCTGGCCGCCGTGGCGTCGGCATCGAGCTGAAGCCCAGCTACTACCGGCAGGCAGTGCGGAACCTGGAGCTAGCCGGCGAGCCGGATCAGCCCGGCGATCAGTCATCCCTCTTCGACTTGAAAATTGCCTAACCATGGAAACCCGCCGCCTAACCATCTGCCTCACCCTCCCCGAGGTTGAGTCCCTCCGCCGCCAGCTCCGGCCTGGCGAGGGGATGAACGATCTGCTGCGGCGGATCGTGAACGACCGCATCCACAACCCCACCCCATCACGATGACTATTCAGTACCGCTACAAACTGCCAATTCGCGATACCTTCTGGGCTACCCAGGGCTTCGGCATCGAGCCCTACAACGTCGAAACCGGACGCAAGGCAGCCAAGGCGATAGTGCGCCTAGTGATGCACACCCGTGTACCGGGATCTGACAGGGAGGCCATGGCTGTGGCTGACAGGATCACCGAGCTGCTCAATGCCGGCGGCACCTACGCCGGGCCTAAGACGCTGCGCTTGGACTGGCTGCACCGGCACACCCCTGAGTCGGTGGAGGGGTACTTCCTGTGATCACCTACACCACCCCCACCCTGCAGGCCATGGCCCGCATTGCCACCGCGCCTGTCACCAGCGATCAGGCCCGGCGCCCACCAACACCATCCACCCGGCTATCCCTGACCGCCTGCCCCATGCCGGCGCGGTGCTTCACTCCATGCGAGACGTGCACCAACGTCGCCCGCAGCGTCGCCGGTGAGCTGGGGCAGGTGCTCAGGGAGCGCCACGGTGGGTCCAGTTCGGTGGCGGACTGGATGGATGGGATGCGGCCATGATGGTCAACATCGACAGCGACAGCGTTATCACACTCATCGCCATGGTGATCATCGTGGCGGTTTATCTTCGGAGGTCTTCACGATGACTACACGAACTGATTGGCGCCGGACATGCGCCGAGCTAATTGAAGATGTCTGTTACTTGATTGACTGCGTTGATCATGACTGCTGCGATCCCGTCGCCCTGATGGAGTGCCGCGAGCATCTATCGCAGACCCGCACCGCCCTGGCCCAGCCCGAGCCGGAGGGTCCGACGGAGCGAATCGCATCCATTGCAACGGCGGTTCGAGAGTGCGCTTTCGGCTGGGAACCTACTGCGCGACTGATCGGCAATGTCTGCGCCGAAGATGTTGCCGATCTATGTGGCGCCATCCTCACCCGCTACGCCCGCCCCACCACCGAGCCGGTGCCCGTGGCTGAGCGGCCATGGGAGCGCGAGGGGTGGCGTGATGCGGAGGGGAGGTGTTGGTGGTGCCCACCAGACGGCCCGCCCTACTGGCAGATGGCCAACCCAGCAATGGTCTACGGAGGCTGGCTGCTCCCCCACCACGCCCTACCACTACCCACCCCAACGTTATGACTCGCTGCATCGTCATCGGGTGGGACGCCCACCACAACTGCATCGGCCGGGCCCATCTGATCGCCCGTGCCGCCGCGCTGGCATTCTCTGAGGTCCAGCTGACCGCCTTCGGGTTCACCCATCTAGGCCGTGAGGTGTGGTCGCCGTTGCGGGGTGAGCCGATCACTGTGATCCCTGAGCCCAAAACCGTCTCAGCGCTGATTGATCGCTGCCGCCGCGTCGCCGCGGCCACCGATGCAGACGTGGTGATCGCCTGCAAAGCCCGGCTGCCGTCAGTGCTGCTGGGCATTGCCATCGCTGAGCGCAACGGCGCCCGGCTGATCGTTGACATCGATGATCACGAGTTGGCGTTCATTGATCCGAACGATGCCCCGCTCTCGCCGCTGGCGCTGCAGCAGCAGTTCCCCGAACGGCTTGGCGAAGCCCCCTACTCACCGTTCTGGACGCTAGCGGCGCAGCAGCTCACCAAGGCCGCTGATCACATCATCACCTGCAACACCGAGCTGCAGGCACTGCACGGCGGGGAGATCATCGCCCACCTGCGCGACCTGGAGGCGTTCCAATCGCCGCAGGCTGATCCGCCCGCTGAGCTGCTGGAGATCCGCCGCCGCTGCACCCCGCTGGTGATGTTCCTAGGCACGCCGCAGCGGCACAAGGGCCTCACCGCCATTGCTCAGGCCGTGGCCCAGGTGCCAGGTGCTGGCGCGGCATTCATCGGCCGCATTCCCGACCGAGGGATTGTGAACGACATCACCCGCGCAGCCGGCGATCAGGCCGCAATGATCGACAGCGTGCCATTCGTGGCTATGCCCGCCTGCCTCGCGCTGGCTGATGCGGCGGTGCTGCTGCAGGATCAGTTTCGCGAGGCCAGCCGGTATCAGCTGCCGGCCAAGGCCTGCGACGCGCTGGCGGCCGGCATCAGGTTGATCGCCACACCTACCCCGCCGCTGCAGATGCTGGCGGACTGGGGGTTTCGGGGGATTTCGTTTGTGGAGTCGCCCGCCGAACTGCCCGACGCGATCCGCCAGCTGCAGCCACTGAGCGCTGCCGATCGGGAGGTGAATCAGCGCCTCGCGCACCAGCACCTGTCCTATTCCTCTGGAGCTACGACCATGCGCCACCTCCTGTCCCAGCCCAGCCGCCGGGCGATCAGTTACGCCGCCAGATCATTGATCGGGCTGCCTGAGCCTGGCCGGCGGATCATTCTGATGCTCTGGAAACAGAACGACGCTGGCGTGTTTGGTCGGCGGGTGGACATGGTGGCGAAATACTTGGCTAGCCGGGATGACGTGAACCAGGTGCTGTTGGTGGAGAAACCGCTTAGCACGCTGGACCTGCGCAAGCTGGAGCAAAGCCAGAACCGTCACCACAGGTTGCTGCACCGTTACGCGCAGCGGAAAAAGGTAGGGCTGCTGGACAGAGGCAAACTTGCCATCCGCACGCCGGTGATGCCAGCCGGGCTCAGCGTGGCTGAACAGGGCGACTTCATTGAGCGGTACTGCCAGGGGCTGGTGGAGCAGGCCCTAGCGCGATTCCCCGGCGCCAAGGTGGGCCTCTGGATTTACCCGTACTATCGGCACGCCGAGCGGATCGCCGCAGCCCTACCCACCGACTACGTGATCGCCGACGTGGTAGACGATCACAGGGCATGGCCCAACACATCCGCCGAGCGGAAAACAGAGCTCACGGAGCACTACCGCGCCATCCTGGATCTGGCCGACATGGGCCTGTATAACTGCCGGCACACGCTGCAGAGCATCGGCAGACTCAGCCCCACGAAGGCGCAGGTGGTGGCCAATGGCGTGGATTTCACCGGCGCACCGGACGCGGCAGAGGTGGCCGACCTGCGGGAGCAGTTGGTAGCGCCCGGCAATTTCCGGGGGATCATCGGCTATGCCGGAAACCTGGAGTCGAAACTGGACTGGCCATTGGTGGAGCACGTGGCAGCCAAAAACCCTGACGACCTGGTGCTTTTGATCGGCAGCACGCACGTGGCCACCCAGCTGCCACAGCGGCGGAACATTCGCTACGTGGGCCCGGTGCCCTATGACGAGCTGCGCGCCTACCTGGCGACGTTTGACGTGGCGATCATCCCGCACCTGAAAACGAATCTCACGGCGGCGATGAACCCGTTGAAATGCTGGGTGTACGCCACGCTGGGGATTCCGATCATCAGCACCGACATCCCCAACCTGCCAGAGGATCTGCCGCAGCTGAAAATCACGCGCAGTCAAGGCGGGTTTACGAAGAACGTCCGCAAGGCGCTGAATTCGCCGGACGTGATGAGCGCCGAAGAGGTTGTCGAGATCATCCGCCGCCACAGCTGGGCCAGTCGCTTGGAGTCGGTAGTGGACTGGTTCCACTACTGACCGGGGGTGCGGAACCGGAACCGCTGCGGTATGATTCCATTACGGGCACAGGCCCGCCACTCGCCATTGCTTGCCATGACCACGATTTTCTGCACCTTCTTGGTGCTGCTGTTATTGCCCGCGCTGTTCCTGTTGTGGCTGACGGAATCCCGCGAGCAACGCGCCCGCAGGTGGCGCCGGGATGGGCTCACCTATCGGGTGATCGCTCAGCGGCTGGGCTGCTCGCAGACCACGGCGCGGCGGCTGGTAGCGGCCTGAGCGCCACGGCCCGCCGGGAGCCGATCCCAATCCGGCAGCACCCCTTCACCCCACCACAGAGACACGTCCATGACTGACAACCAAACAGTCAACATCAGCGAGACGCTTCGCCTGCACATGCTATGGCTTGCCGGCGATCCTGATGGCGTCCGCGCCAATCTGAGCGGCGCCAATCTGCGCCGCGCCAATCTGAGCGACGCCATTCTGAGCGACGCCAATCTGCGCCGCGCCAATCTGAGCGACGCCAATCTGAGCGACGCCAATCTGCGCCGCGCCAATCTGAGCGACGCCATTCTGAGCGACGCCAATCTGCGCCGCGCCAATCTGAGCGACGCCAATCTGCGCCGCGCCAATCTGAGCGACGCCATTCTGAGCGACGCCAATCTGAGCGACGCCATTCTGAGCGACGCCAATCTGCGCCGCGCCAATCTGAGCGACGCCAATCTGCGCCGCGCCAATCTGAGCGACGCCATTCTGAGCGACGCCAATCTGAGCGACGCCAATCTGAGCGGCGCCATTCTGAGCGGCGCCAACGGGCTGCCAATTGCTGCAGATGCCCAGCAACGGCTGCATGCGGTTGCCAGCCATGTATTGGCTCACCCCCAAATCCTGCAGATGGGAAGCTGGCATAACGAGTGCGGCACTGCTCACTGCCTGGCAGGGTGGGCTATTCACCAGGCTGGAACATTAGGTGAAGTTTTGGAGAAACTTCATGGCCCATACATGGCTGGATTGCTGTTGTTAGGCTCTAATGCTGCTGCGCACTTCTACGACAGCAATGATGATGCGATTGCGTGGCTGCAGTCTGTTGCACAGGAGGCGGCATGACCACACCACACCGCGCCACGCCTGAGCAGTGGGAGCACGTGCAGATTTCCGCCGGAATGAAACAACAGATCCCTTGGGCAACTGCCGACTGCCTCCTCGAACTCCGCGCCCGCGTCGAGGCGCTGGAAGCCGCGCCGCGGGACAAGCTCGACCGGCTGATTGCGCTGGACCGTGAGGATCTGACGCCCGATCCCGCCATGCCCGAACTCCGCGCCGCCAGTGCTGAAGCCCGGCCTGGGGGGTTGGTGGAGGGGGTGGCGGCTGCCATTGACAGAGCCCCATTTGACGAGGGCCTGCATCAATGGGATGAAGCCAGTGCCGCAATTTGCGCCGTCGCCACCTGGCTCGACCGGTTCGCCCTCCACGGCTCCGGCGAGTATGCGCAGGCGGCCAAGGTGCTGCGGCAAGAGGTGGGGCAATGA